AGAACTCAAATTTAATGAGGAATGGTTTGCTATAGGTTTGTCTACAGATGATGTAAATAGATTTCAAGGTTTTCATTCCCCATATCTTTTAGTAATCATTGATGAGGCATTAGGTGTCGCTCCTGAGATATGGGAAGCGATTGAAGGTTTACATCCATATAGAGTATTAGCAATAGGAAATCCATTAGCACCAGAAGGAAATTTCTATAATTGCTTTGCTGTTGATCCGCATAATTTATGGCATACAATAACAATCTCCTGTATTGAATGCGCTAAATGGCAAGATGAACATGGCAAAATTTCTGGTCTTGTTGATTGGAATTGGATAAATGAGCGTCGAGAAGAATGGGGGGAAAAGTCGCCTTTATATCAGGCCCGAGTATTAGGTGAGTTCCCAGAACAAGGCGAGGATATGCTGATACATCTTCGCTGGATTGAACGAGCAAGACAACAGGAGAATGATGAAGAAGAAGATGCCTTAAAAGTTATTGCCTCTGATATTGCACGATATGGGGCGGATAAGACCGTAATTGTAGATAGACGAGGACATACATTTGATAATATTGAGGTCAAAGATAAAATTCCAACTACTATGACATCAGGAATAATAAAAAGACATTATGAAAGAAAGCAGGCGGATTGTCTTGTTGTGGATGATACAGGTGTTGGAGGTGGTGTAACCGATATGCTTGAAAGCCAGAAAATAGGCGTATTGCCTTTTAATGGCGGAGCGCGGGAGAAGGCAATAGACCATCATAGATTTTATAATCTGCGTAGTCAATTTTATTATATTATAGCTCGCAAACTTGAAAAAAGCTTATATTCCCTTAAAAAACTTCCACAGAAAGAATACGAAATTTTACGGAGCCAGCTATGTTCACTTAAACTTGTTCCTACTTTAGATGGTAGGATAAAGGTTGAATCTAAAGAAGATATGAAAGCGCGTGGATTGACTAGTCCAGACCATGCTGACGCTTTTATGATGTCGGAATATGGTTTTTGGATGGGAAGGCAAGCTGATATTAAACCTTATAGATATAGGTGAATGAATTTGAAAATAAGACTCAACGTCTTATAGAAAATAATATATTCTGGCATCGAATAATGAATAAGCTTGCAAAGTGTAAGCCACGCGAAGAATTTAGTTATATAGATTTTCTTAATGAATTGAATCGTGAAAGATATAAGATTTTGATAAGTTAACCTTGGGTTATTGGATTAGAAAGTTAAAAAAAGGATGAAAAGCATGTTTAATAAAATTTTTTCAATTGGGGTTATTTGTTTATTGATTTTTATTGGTGTTTATGTATATTTTGCATGGGGATGGGAAGATTATATAACAAATAACGCGGATTCTTTTAATAATAGATTTGAAAGATTTGAAAAAATAATAAATAAACCAATTTTTTATAAAGCCGTTGATGGAATGCCAATAGAACCATATTTGACGGAAAATATAGATTTTATTTTAGATGAATTAGAAAGGAGGCAAAATGAAAATCATTCCCTTTGGAGATAAGATTTTGGTGAAACGCAGGAAAGTAGGCGAAAGAATTGGCTCTTTGTATGTATCGGATAGCATAAAAGAAAGCAATACTGATTTAGCAGACGTTATCCATATTCCTGATATAACGTTCGCTGACAAAGAGATTTTGGAAAACGCAGAGGAAATGGTCAAGTCCTTAGGAAAAGAGGCAAGGAGGGGTAATTCTGACGCTTTAATAGCCCTTTTACGGCTTAATGAGTTCATTAAAATCAAATCTATAAAAGAAGGCGATGCTATTATGCTTGGCAAATATGTAGGAATAGATTTCATGGATAGCAATTTAAAAGAGAATATGACGCTTGCGAACTTAGAAGATGTGATAGGATTGGTGGTGAGAGATGAATGAACCACAATTGATATTTAAGGCTGAGTTAATAGAAAAAGATGGCAAGAACGATATACAAATAACAAATAATTCTTCGCACGTGCCAACCTTATCAATATTACTTACGGAACTTCAATATATAATAACCGAGCTTAAAGCTATGGAAAGGACGAAGAGAGAGATAGAAAGCATGCCGCAGATACAAATGCCAAAAGGTAATATAATAGATTTTTTAAAGAGAAGGATAACATAAATGCCAGATAATCTATTTGACCAAAATCTAATTAGTCCTGAAACTCCGAAAGTTCCAACAAATGAAGAGAACATAAAAGAGCTTGAAGAGATAAATGAAAAAGAATATCTTGATAAAGTACGTAAGAAAAATAAGAAATATCTTATCAAGATGGATTATCTTGAGCGGGAAAGAATAGCGCGGTACATAAAAGATTTATATATAAAACGTAAATCTGACCAAGATTTATTATCCGATAAAATAGATGAATGGGATGATGTTTACAGGATGAAACCGAAAACCGTATCTGGAGCAGATGAGGATACGCCTAATTATAGAACGCCTTTATCAACAGTAACTTTAGAAGTTGTCCACGCTAATATTATGAACGTCTTTTTTACCCCGGCAGATGTAATGAGAATAATACCGACAGAGGCAGGGGATATTTCTAAGATTAAAAAATTGGATACTTTCGGCAATTGGTCTATGAAGAATGAGATGAATTTATTTGAGCAATGCGATAAATTATTTCATTCATCTGATAAGAACGGCGAAACCCCTTATATAGTTCATTGGGTAAAAGAACACGGAACTGAGATAAAAAAAGATATGCTTATGAATCCAGCGGATCCGAGTCAACCGTTAATAGACGATGATACAAAAGAGCCTTTATATCAAGAAAGAGAAATCGCTAAGATTTTATATAATGGCCCGAAATTAGAAAGATTTTCTCGTAAAGATTATATCCTGCCTGAAAATGCCATGATGGATAAATTATCTGATTGGGAAATGAGGCGGATACGTCTTAATGCCGATAAGGTAAATAGATATTGTCTTGAAAGCAAATTCTATGATAATGCCTTTGATGAGATAGGCGGATGGGGTGAAGAATACGCACAAGGGGAAGCGTCAGAGAAAGATACGGAAGGGAAAGAGATTCCATTAGGCAAAACAGAGAAGGTATTCGTTGAATTTTATGGCAAACTAAGAATAAAATCCATAAAGACAGATGAGCAAGGCGAGGAACAATATGAAGAATTAGAGGATGAATTTATTGCGACAGTTGAGTTAAATTCTGAGACATTGTGTATAGTAAAAAAGAATCGTTTTCCTTTAAAGATGAGGCCGATAGGTTTAGATGTCTTCATGCCTGATGATGAAGGCAGGATGGCGGGTATAGGCATTATGGAATTTATGGATGGATTACAGAGTTCATATGATAGTTTACATAATCAATATTTAAAAGCTACTGTTCAGGCTAACGACCCATTCGGCTTTTTTACGCCTACAGGCAATATGCGGGATGAGAAGATAAAAGTAAGCCATGGTTATTTATATCCTACGGCTGACCCGAAGAGTGTGAATATCGTAAAACTTCCTGCGCCTGACCAATCTTTACGAATAATGATGGAGGAGGTACGGAATTTCGCTCAGCTTCTATTTGGTATATCGGATTATTCCGCTGGTGTAGAATCACAAATTGACCCACGAGCGCCAGCTAAAAAAGCTGAGATAGTTGTAGCGCAAGGGAATGTAAGACTTAATCTTATTATAAAACGAAAAAATAAAACTTTAAAAGATATATTTAAACGATGGTTCTTGCTTTATCAGGATAATATGCCAGCTAATAAATTTATGAGAATAGCAGGAGAAGACCCCAATAATCCATGGAAATTTGAGCCGATAAATATGACGGATTTCGCGCTTAAGTCTATACCAGATTTTGAGCTGACAGGAAACGTGTTAAATGCGAATAAAACTTTAGAGGCTCAAAAGGCTTTGGCTATATATGATATCTTAATGACTAATCCTTTCTTTGCACCACAAACACGGGAAGGTCTGCAAGCTCTTCATGCCCTTACAAAATGGTTATTAGATAAACTTGATGAAACAGGGATATCGAACTTCCTACCATCTATACAGGGGGAGCGTGTGAGAACACCTGAAGAAGAGAATGCAAGATTTTTGCAAGGTGACAAAGGTGAGCCAGAACAAGGAGAAGACCATATATATCATTTAAGAGTGCATAATGGAATGCTCTTAGATCCAACTTTGCCAGAAGAAGTTAAGAAAATATTGATAAAACATATTGCCGCAACGTATGAAATGCTAAAAACAGAGGTAACTCGGCGGATAATTATGAGTCAAATGCAACCTCAAAGAGGAGGTCAACGTGGGCAAATCCCAAGAGGAGAGGGAACACCTCAAGCGTCTACAGGTGTTTTTCCAACAGGCGCAGGAATGGAAGGATTTGAAGCAGGAGCTAGAGCAAGGTTATAAAAACGCTGATGATGTGATACATACTGAAGGAACAGAAAATGATAAAAGATTAGTATATATTGGGAAATGCAAAGCGTATAGAGAGATTATGGAAATGGAAAAGATGGCGAATATGAGGATATAAGGAGGTTTTTATGCCGTGGCAGACAAGTGACGCAAAAAGACATAAAAAAGGATTAACAAGTGCTCAGGCAACGAAATGGGCTAAGATAGCTAATGGAAGGCTCAAGGCTTGTCTTGCCGAAGGCGGCTCGCAAAAGAATTGTGAAGGTTCAGCTATCCGCGTAGCTAATGCGATGTGTGTTAGAGGTGGGAGAAGAAAAGGGTGAATTGGAATAATTATGTTAATTTATATAATTATTAGTAAACAACCTATTGGAAGTTTTATAGGATGATTGATAGCATAAAATGGTATCTTGAATTTGTGGAACGGGAACTTGGACAGCTTAAGAATGGAGGATTTACAGGCAATGTGGGTTTTAAGATAAATTTTAAGGAAGGCGAAATAGGTAATATGAATATTGAGTTAAATAAATCTATTAAAATGATAAAAAGAAAGGATACTTATGCCCAAAAAGAAAAAAGGTAAATGCCCTAAAAAATAAGCGGTAAACAAGGATAGTCTAAAAAATAGACCCCTGATGCAAATTAATTGTATTCAGGGGTTTTTTATTTAATAAGGAGGTAATAAATGGCAATAAAAAGTTTTTCATTAAGAATCAAAAGGCCACGAAGTGGAAGAGGGATTAATAAAGGGGCAACTCTGAAATGGGACATTTAAGTTCGGCTTCTATGCCTTCAATAAAAAGAATCCAACCTTAGAAGGAGGTGATGAGAAATGGGAAGAAAAAAACTGCGAAAGAAAACCGCGAAGCCAAAGAAAGAAAAGGAGAAAGAACAAATGGCGGAAAAAACACAAAGATATGTAAGGAAAGATAAGGTAGAGATAAGAAAAAAAGAAGGATGGAAAGAGGCAAAGTCCTCAGATGAGAGAATGAATAGAACATTGGCTCGGAATGAAGGCGATN